AGCGCGCTCTGCCTTCAATCGCACGTACTTGTTGATGATTGCCTGACACTCTGCCAGCCACTTCGCGCGCGGCTTCAGCGCGTCCTTGCGCTTCTTCGTAAGCTCACGTTCTTCCTTGGCTGCGGCCTTGATGACCTTGGCCTGGGCGCGCTCGGCTTTGGCGGCTCGGGTGTCGGCCCAGGCACTTACGCACTCTTTGTGAATGCGCTCTCCATCTGCCAGTCGTTTTCGACATTGCGGGCATGTGGTTCTACGCATCGTCATGTTCTGATTCCAAAGAATGTCATTTCATTCATTTGATCTACCTTTATTAAAAAATCACTGCCCATCTACAGAGTAGATCAACATGACCTCGCCTGTAGGACAAATATTTCTGTCCTTTAATAAAGAAATTGCCTCATCGTGTTCCAATCTACCTTCAGCTTCGAATTTCATAAGCTGTTTTTTTTCAATGAAGTATATAAATGTCGTCATCCGTTAACCTCAAAATCATTATTTGCCGCCCACGCCAGGACATACTCGATAAGACTTGCCATACGAGCGACACTCATTTTTGCGGTACTCTCTCTAATATTGACAGTCTCACCCTCAAGACCTGTGACAAGGTCTGCACTTCCACCTGTGGCGATTGCGTGGCCACAGGCAAGATTGACAACAATCAAGAGCGCTCAAAGCTTGTTAATCTATCTCAAAAATTCGTCTAAAGAACACTTCAATAGCATTTCTTGGTCGCGTACAATGTCGCCACAAAGAGGAACTTTACCATGAACAAGAAATGCCCGTGCTGCAATATTTCCAAGGAAGCAACAAGCGAGAACTTCTACATCTCCAAAGGGGTTGCCTCATCGTACTGCAAGCAATGCAAATCAATAAAAAATAGAGAAAGGAGGGCTTCGAACTACCAAGAAATTCGCAACAGAGAAATTGCCAGTGCACGGAGGCGGCGAGATCAAGGAAAAACAAAAACGAAAGAATGGTTGCATGCACGCAACGAATGGAGAAAAAAATGGATCTCCTCCATGCCAAGTGATGAGTTGATCGCGTTCAAAGAAAAGTGCAAAAAAATGACATCCGATTGGGCTTTGCTTAACAAAGATAAGATTGCGGCGTCAGCAAGAAGATATAAGGAGAAAAATAAAACCAATCCTATTATGATTCTGCAGTCTTCTATTAGACGAACCATAGGCAAGTCAATAACAAATATGGGTTACAAGAAAAACCAAAGAACTCATGAGATTCTTGGGTGCACATGGGATGAATTTAAGACGCATATTGAAAGGCAATTCCACAAAGGTATGTCTTGGGAGGGAAGAAGTCAATGGGAGTTAGACCATATTATCCCAAAGCACACGGCAAAAACGATGGAAGATTTAATTGCTCTCAATAGATTTACAAATCTTCGCCCTATCTGGAAATCTGAAAACAGAAAGAAATCAGGAAAGATTACTCACTTAATCTAAATCAACACCACTCTGCGAGCAGAACGCTTCTATTAGGGTTTGAAGGTCACACATTTCGGCAATGGTCATCTTTGATGTCTTCATCCCACAGACAACTCGGCCGCCATCTATTCCGTTTACGACCTTTTGACCTTTTAAAGAAGCTGTAAATACATCCTTCCATTCTTCTTTTGTAAGCCTTTCTCCATACCAGTCAACTTGACTAGACACCTTTTCGAGTAGCACCCACATACGCGCATTTTGTGCATCGCTCCTAGTCTCAGGTCTTAATTCAAGAACTGCGCGCTTACCATCTGCCACAGCGGCCATTGCTCGATGGTAAGCCGCAGTCATAGCATTCCGAGACTGCTCCTTTTCTCTAAGAATCCAAGTAGATTTTTCCATGCCGGCTCCTTTTTTGTCTTATTTTCCATCTGTTGCTCCTTGTGTTGACGTGAGAAATCAGAAGCACCTTTGTTGCCATGCTTAGGATCGCTGTAAAGCTCTTGGAACTTAATTGCAACCTCCATTGGTGCTTTGTTTGGACAATCCTTCGGGCATCGCTTATCGCTTGATCCCTGCTTCAAATGTTCAGGCCATACGTCAAGACTATGTCTGCAGTACCCATAGTCAACAAAGACACCTGATGCATGCCTTGGTCTTGATGAGCACTGGTATGGAGCATCACCACTATTGTGAAGCTTGCTCGGCTCTTGGATTACTGCTGGGTCAAGTGGCATAAATCACCTCAAATAACGATGTCATGCTCTGACCTCTTTCCGCGCAGCAATTGTTTTAACCGAGTCTGAGTAATATTTCGGCACTTCTCTACCTCACTATGCGGGAGCAAACCAATGATCTCGGAGTAGCACTCGAGAAGATCGCGAATTCTTTCTGCGCCTTCATCCGACAAAGGCAATATCTCATCGCCTCGAAACTGCTTGCCGTATTCAGCTAAAGCCCTCATGCCTTCCTCAATAAGGCCATCATCATCAGCAAGAGTTACCGGCTTGAAATTGCACCCCTTCCATATTCCTCCATTATGAGTGACAAACGTTTCTGACATATTTACCACATCAGACAAAGCGCGCCAATTATCTTTCAAATCACCTAATCCATCTTGCAAATTATCGACGCAAGCTTGAATAAAGCCAATATGTAAGTTTCTAACTATTTCCGCCAAAGGCTGTTTATTTGAAAACTTCATGCATCCCCCTCGAACAACTCCATGGTGAACAGTGATCGATTGCAGATCTCGCACCTCATAACAGACAGCCCCTTTCGTTGATACGCCTCAATTATGCCGCGCGGCGCAGACGGCGCAAGTGGTTTGGTGAAATATTTTTAGTCTGGCCCTGCGTAGATTACAAGTGGCTCATCATGACGGCTGGATAGGTATTGTTGGCTCTCAGGATGGAACCAGAGACCGATCGTTCCTTCCCACTCTCCATTGCGCTGCTTGTCGCAAATCAGTAATTGGTCGGGTTCGTTAACGTCTGCTTCATCGGTGAGCTTTCCTTCTTCACGCCTGCGTTCCTTTGACTTGTTGCGCCATACGGAGATCACGTTGTCCACCTGATCGGTGATAGCACCTGATCCCTTAAAGTCATACTTGCCCGGCTTGTGGTCTTCGTTTGGCGGCTTCTTTATGTGGTGTACCAGATGGATATGAATCTGATAGTCGCGCGCAATCGAAGTCAGCTCATTCACAAACTTCTTTTGTCCGTTGTAGTCGTCTTCCCCATCTACGCACTTCATCAGCGAATCTATGAAGATTTGAGTAGCTCCTAGCTCCTTGGCGGCATATCTAGTGACTGCGCATACCTGGGTAGCGTTCACCGTCCCCTGCTGGTCATACAACCATAGGCGATCATTTGTCCAATCCCTGAATTCTTCATACAGAGACACCAGCTGTGCCGTCCCATCACCTCCGGCAAACGCTGGATGCTTAGGATTCAGCCCCGAGTATTGACGGCCCATTCGCTCAAGTGTTTTGATCGGCTTCATCTCAAATGAAGCAATTGCGACCTTCTCATCTTGTGAGCACAGACTTAAAGCGACCATCCCGGTAACCAAAGATTTCCCATTGCCGTTAGCACCTCCCCATAGAGTGACTTCTCCTGGGCGAAATTGCATCAACCCATGCGTCTTCTTCCATGGCATCAATCGGTGCATAGGCCTTACTGGGTTCTTGATCTGGTCTATCAGCTCTTGAATCCACATTGACGCTGGTCGGACTTTCTGCTTTGTCTCGGTCTCACGCTCGTATGCAACGAAATCAATATCGTCTTCAGTAAAAATATTAGCCATCAGCCCCTCCCGGTTGAAACTTCTACGCCTTCGTTTGAAACAACGATCACCTTCTCTGGACCCACCTCAAGGATTGCGCTTGCCAAACGGTCTAGACGGCTCTTCCCGCGCGTTCCGTCAACAATTACTAGCAACCCTACAAGGCACCTCCAATCGCACGCCTGAGGGACGTCTGACGCCTCCAGATGGATCTCCGCATATGCTTGACCAGAAATGCAGTTCGGCTCTTATGCCAATCCTTGGCGCACTCCTTCGCAAGTTGGCTATCACTGTCTCTCACGAAAACAATTTCAGGCTTGTACCCTTTGCGCCTTATCGCTCTTAGCTCTTCAATGCCTGTCATATGAATCGCCCTACGCTTGATTCGCTAGTCTTAGTCATCCCTGCCACCTCATCCATCCATCTTCCCTGGTTTAGCCAAGTAGCTGGATGCGGGATGAACTGACCCTCTGACTTTCTCCAGTCTTCAGTTGTCTTGTGAACCTCTATTGCCTTCAGCATGTCTCCAAGAAGTTTGTCATCGGGCTTGCGCTTGTTGAATGCTTTCTGTGCTGCATCCTTGCCTACCTTTC